TCATCCTTCTTAAGCATCTTGTAAATTTCTGGCATATCTTGTTTGAGTTTTTCTAACTCATAGCAATTCATAATAAGTTCATCGGGAGTCCAAGACGTTGCAACAAAGTCTTTTGAAATTGTTATGTCCTGATCTTTGGCAAATTCAGCCCAATTTCTAAAAAGAATAACATCAGTAGGAACCATGTTGTCATTTAACATGGTTACTATCTTAAATACCATTGGTCTGTGCATAGAAAACGAGTTATCCGTGGATTCTGATAATTCACAAATAACACTGTCTCCTGTCTTTAATTTCAAGACTCTATAATTTAACTCCATGCTTATTCCTCAACTGGTATGTTGATTTTACGATAATCAAACTTTTCGTGTTCGTAAATTTTTAACCGTTCCAAGAAATGACGAAGAGTGTGGTTTTGATGAGACTTCCAAGATAAATCATCCGCGATATCATAAAGTTTTGCTTTATCTTTGAATTCCGATTTTCTTAACTGTCTACCAATGCTTTGTAATACTCTGATCCTGCTTTTAGAAGGAGAAGAGAATACAATATTATGTAGTCGTTTTATAGAAATACCCGTGCTAAATGTACCATATGAAGCAACTATGATAGCATTATCTTCTTTTTCTACAATCTTTCTAATGTATTCCCGGTCCTCTGCTTCAGTTGCCCCGTGGACAAAGAATACCTTTTTCTTTCCGGAGTTCTTTAAAATATCATGCAAGACTTTACCATGCTTTTCTACAAACTGAAAAAGTACCAGAGTATTACCCTTTACATTTTCTGCCAAATTACAAATAAATTCATTTCTCTTTTTATTTTGAACTAACCAATCTATTTCTTCAGCATACTTTAGGGTTTTGATAGTTTTACGAATATCTTGGGGATAATTTAATACAATACAATCAATACTTAATTTGGACAAAAGATCCTTGTCCATCAACTCTTTTGTACTGGTGACTTTGTGGACTCTTCCAAACAGTCCTTCTATTACTAGTTTGTGTGTGAATGTTCCGTCCAAAGTACCAGTTGTACCGATGCGATAAGGACAACTTGTAAGTTTTGTCATTATTGCAGTTAGCGATTTAGACTTGAATAAGTGGCATTCATCACCAATGACCACTTCAAACTCGTCGAAATATGTTTTTGGCATTTTGTAAATACTTTGCCACGTAGATATAACGATCTGTTTATCTGTTTCTTTTTCTTCTCCGCCATGTATTTTATGGCAGTACTTTCTAAGTTTCCACGGAGAGGTTTTGGAGTATTCAAAGAAATCGGAATACATCTGGGTGACTAGTGAGATAGTCGGAACAATAATAAGAATCTTCTTGTTTGGTTTTATTCGTTCCAGATAGTATCTTACCAGTGTGTAAATAATAAGACTTTTTCCCGAACCAGTAGGAGAAAGCAAAAGACATCTATCATTATTAATAGCATGACAGATGCCTTCGACTTGGTGATCGTGTAGATCAAAAGGAATGTTTAATAATTTGGCAAACTTTATGACTTCATCAGCAGTGATCGAATTTTTCTTTGGAGATTCTTGTCTCTCAATGTCATACGATCTGTCCTTAGCAAATTGGATGACGTAATCTTCCAATCCCGCATAGATCTCTTGCTTGTAGATGTTGTACAGTTTGATCTGACCATCCCACATTTTATTCCTAAACGCAGGCATGAACTTATGACCAGGTACTTTGAATGTGAAAAAATCGGAAAGTTCTTTGGCATATCCTTTTTCACACTTTACCTTGATATAGACAGAATCAACTGGTTCAATTATTAAATCACTCATATCCTAGTATTTAGGACATTATGATTCCCCATTTATGAACTTGCGCCAAGTAATCGCATCTCTGATGTGATATTGGCGATTGGAAATCATTTTAATTATTGATTCTAAGTAGTTTACTTTTTCTTCTTGTACAAATACACGATCTCTTTTTTGATTCAAATCTGAATCAGATTCCATGTATATTTCTACATCTTGTTTTAAAATACGGAGTTGAAATGGCTCCCATTCCAGTTCTTTCAATTGTTCTTCAGACATCTTGCCGGTATAATATTCCCATTTGAGTTTTAGCAAATGTCCCAGTTCGTTTTTCCATTTACGCAAAACTAGTTTCTCATCGTACAGCAAGTTTAGATACTTACCGTGCAATTGAGGAATGCGTAAAGACTCTGTATCTAATTCTGTTTCGTTGAATTTTAAATCAGTTTCCGCCATCTTTTTAATATCATCAAATAGCATAAAATCTCCTAATTGGAGTGTACCACATTTTTAGTCTGATGCAATTTTAAAAATTACGCTTTATGGTTTCTACCGTGAAACCCGTATATGCAAACGACACAGTAGCAACTGCTGGATTGATGTCGCTGATTGTACTGTCCAATTCTAATCCACTTAAACTTATTGGAAAGCAGTTTACATAAGAAAAATGCAATATACCCAAAGACTTACTGTTCATTACTATAATAGACATATCGGAAGAACGTGCTTGTTCTGTTTTCAATTGATTGCTAAATTTATCAATTGGACTGATTACTTTTAACCAATTATATAATTCCAACCAATTCGACATATCTTCATTGACTATAAATTTTACAGTTAATTCACCGTGAGTTACTTTACCGGGTGTTATTTTAATATCAGTGGCAAATGGACTGGGTTGCGAAAGTGGTGTACTTTCAATACCAGGCAAAGTTAATGATTGGCAAAAATAAACCAAATGAGGAGTTCTATGCAATACCATTTTATATTCGTTCAACTGCATTGGGTTGAGCGATTTTGGTTGTCTTTGGATTGCGTTGGTAATTAGATTGCTCATATTAGTATCTATAAAAGAATAAAGGGTTCCTTTCGGAACCCTCTACTCGGTGTGTTACGCGCTAATTATTAGTTAGCGGTTGTTGGGTTGAATGTAGCGTCGTTGCCGTGGAGGTTGTCAACGCGGAAGATGCGGTAGTATTGATTGCGTCTGCGTGTCAATAGTTCGGCATCTGGGAGGTTATTGCTACCGAGAACATATGGGTTACTTACCATACCATAACGGGTCTTGAAACCAATCTTTGGTTGGAATGTACCAGTGTCAACGGCTCTTACCATTTGCAATGGAACGTATGGGCAGTAGAAGAGACCAGCGTCATATGGACTTGTTCCCTTATAACCTACGCATACGAAATTGATTGGTGAGAAGGTTTCTGTGTGAGTTGGCATTGAGTATGGATCAACGTAAACCTTGATTCTTCCACCGTGCAATGTACCAGCAAATGTGTTACCATTTACGTCTGTGTTGAGAGCACCACTGAAGGCTGGAGAGAAGTCGAGCAAACCACTCATACTGAGAGCAGCGCAAACGTCTGGGCTTGTGATGATGAAGTTACCCTTACCACGACGAGTTTCTGCACCGACTACGTTGCATTCTCTTTCGATTTGGAAGGTCAAACCACGGAACTTTTCAGCACTCCAACGTCCATCGGAGTCGAGTTCGAGGTTATATGTACCACCACCACCAGCAGCGTTCAAGCCACCTGTAGCACCCTTACCGGCGAGGTCGGCTTGTTGGCAACCCAACTTGGCGACATCATAGATTTGACGAACCAACTCGCGGTTGATTTCAAACATGATTTCGGTTGAGAGGATGTTAGCCAACTCGGTTTCAGCATCAAGTCCGTGTACGGCCTTGAGGTCTTGAGCGAGTTCGGTTGTGTATTCTGCCTTGAGGGCGCGTGTCTTGGCTGTAACGGCTGTCTTTTCGATTGTGAAAGACATTTCACCAAAGTTGTTTGTACCGTCACCGAGTTTTTCACCCTTAGTTGTAGCCATACCACGACCAGCTTCAAAGCGTCCGTCTGTGCTACCGGCATCATCTTGGAAGATGTCGCCCATATCACCAGCCGCGCCAGATTCACCGGCATGACTTGTGTTGGCTTCTTTGAAGAGGGCTTCACTGGCGTTACCTGCTCTTGCACCAATTGTACCTGTACCAGAGTTTTGGTACTTGGTCTTCATTGCGAAGATCAAGCCGGTTGGACCGTTCATTGGTTGAACGCCAGCAATATCGTAAGCCATCAAGTTTGGCATAGCGCGACGAACCAAACTAATCATGATTGGGTCGAATGCGTCGATACCAGTACCAGCAGTAGATCCGGTTGCGTTGCCGGCTTCAAAGCCACCTACTACACCGAGTCCTGTACCAGCAACACCTTGATATGATTCGCGGAGTGCGCGCTCTTGGTTTTCCAAGAGGATTGTTGTAACTGTCTTGCGATAGCTATCCTTGATTTCAGGCAAAGCCTTGTGTTCGAGGATTGGTGCCCACTTCTTGCGGGCATTTTCTGTGATCATTTGACGATTAGGGTCCATTTTTTCTTTGCTCCTTTAAACCTTTTTGTCTGAGTTTATTTATAATTCCCTGATTTTTGAATTAAGAATTTAGTGTTCTGTTGATTGTTTTTGAATAAAGTTCCATGAGTGGGGAAAGTGTTTCTTCTTGTTCCTCTGATGGTTCATCGGAAACTTTTTCCAACAATGTTACTTGTTCATTGACTTTTGCTACATTTGGCTTTAATGTCTTCTTGTTACTAGCAGATACACCTTCAACCAAATTCTTTACTTTGTTACGGAAGTCTTCTTCACCCGAATACTCAAGATTTTCTGCAATTTCTCTGGCTTTTTCTGCTTGGAGAACAGACAATCCACGAGTTTCTTCGGCGAATACTCTTTGTGCTGTGAGAAGACTAATTTCTTTAGTCAATTCAACATTCTTTTCAATTTCTTCGTTGATTCTTCCTTCGAGTGTTTCCACCGCTTCAGAAAGTTCTTCGAACAAATCTACTTTGTCTTCTGGAACTTCAACGTAAGATTCAGCAAAAAGATTCTTCAAACCCTTGATAAAATCTTCTGCGATTTCTGTACGTAGACCATTTTCAATTGCACCTGCATTTTCTTTCGCCCATTCTTGAACAACATAAGCCAAGTAGTTGTCGAGTTGTTCAACTAGAGCGGACTTTACAGTTTCAACTTCTTCAACCAACTTTTCTTCAAATTGTTCTACCAAAGCCTCTGTGATACTTTCGACTTTAGCAGCAACGGCGGCTTCATAAATTGAAGCGGCATTCTTAGCAAATTGTTCAGAAATTTCTTGTGAACCAAAAATAGCAGAAATATCAGTATTTACTTCTTCTGCTGTCATTTTTGGTGCTTGTGTAATGAAAGATGGCTTCATGTTTAGTGTGGCAGCATTTGCACCAGCATTAGTTGCTGTTGGTTGAATCATTTGCTCTTCTCCACCATGAGCATCTTTTACGCCACCACCGAGAGCATCGTGAACGACTCCACTGCTCTTTGCTGGTTGTGGTAATTGTCCCTTGAGAGAAATTGAAGCAGCGGCAGAAGTTGTAGCAGAACCTTTCATGGCGTTACCAACTGCTTTAGCAACTGGAGCCTTGTCTTCTTCACTATCTTCTTCGCCTTCTTCCTCACCGGCTTCTTCTTCTTCTTCGCCTTCTTCTTCCTCACCGGCTTCTTCTTCTTCGCCTTCTTCCTCGTCTTTTTCTTCTTCTTTTTCTTCGACGAGATCATATGTATTGAATAAATCTTTTACGATTTCTTCTGCTATTTTCTTGGGGTCCATTTGATAAATCTCCTTGATTTTGTCGCTCAGTTATTTATACATTTCACAATTTAGATAAGAAATCGCGGAATAC